GCAGGTATATTAAAACCTGGTTCTAGTACACTAATCAATGGACTAGTTCAAGGCGGTTCAAATGTAGCAAGTGCTATGACTAACAACTTGTTCTCAGGTGCGCCTGGGGCACAAAACTTAACGGCACTAGCACAAAACACTACTGCTCAAGTTGGCGCACAAATTGCTAACTTTACTTCTGCACAATCTGCTCTTACTAAATCAGGTATAATTACAGGTAATGAAGCGGCAGGTGCAGTTGCAGGGTTAGTAAATGCTACTTCACAAGTTGGTATAGGTGCAGTTAAAGACTTTGTACAAAATGCGGCTGGAGGTACAGTTGGTGGAGTAACTAGTGCATTAAACAATGCAACGGGTGGAGTAACTAATGCATTGAATAGCGCCGCAGGCGGTGTGGCTGGTGCAGTCTCTAGTGCTATCGCAGGTGGAAACTTTGCCGCAGGTATTGGCACAAATCTTACTAGTGGTTTAGGTTCAATTGCTACTTCATTGGGTGGCATAGGAACGTCTGCTATTAAGGGTATTAGTGGGGCACTAGATGCGGCTAAAGGCATTGCAGGTTCAGCGTTTGCGGCAATTACTAAATCGTTTAAACCGTTTACAGCGGGCATACCCCAAAACTTAACAGCAATATCAGTTAAAAATGCGGCTGAACAAGCGGCATCCGAGGCAACTGCCGCGGCAGGTGGTGCTAGTAGCTTGTTAGCAGATGCTACATCAAGTTTACCAAATCTTAACGCCGGTAGCCTTACTGACTTGGCAAAAAGTGCCACAGGGTCATTAACAGCCTCAGTAGGTAACGCAGTCTCGGGAGCATCCAACTTACTAAGTCAGGGTACTTCTGCATTAGCTACCTTAGGGAATGCGGCTGGAGGCGCAGCCAGCGGGGTAACCAATGCTATCAGTACGATAGGTACAGCTACAGCATCATTGACTGCTATTACATCAAAAGTATCGGGGGCATTTACTAGCGCAGGTAGCGCATCAGGATTAGGTGGATTACCGGGCGGGGCAAGTGCAGTAGCAACATTAGTTAGTGGATCCGGTGCATTAGCAAGTATTCCAAATATTAGCGGAGTATCAAGTTTGGTTAAAAATGTATCAGCGGCTGCATTAAATGGAATAAGCACAGGAACAAGCGCACTAAGTTCTGTAGCAGGATTAGCTACAGGTGGCGCCGGTGACGCATTGAATAAGTTAAAGAGTTTAGATTCAAACTCATTGGTAAAAGGACTAACAGCCGGTAATCAAAGTCTTGCATCGTTGGCTTCATTGGGTATGCCTGCAGGAGCAGCCGCCGCATTGCAAGCTGGTATAAATGCACTGAGTACCCCGGGTTCTATACCTATCACACTACCAACAGTAGCTGCCGGAACAAACAATCGAGGACAGATAAACGCTCAATTAACTTCGGTATTGGGTAGTTCAAAAATACCTATCCCAGATTATAGTGCAGAAATACAAAAATCTAAAGACGAACGTGAAGCAAAGAAAAAGAAAAATGATGAAATATTTGCTCAGGTAGATGAAATTAAAGTAGAACTTAAAGCTAAAGTTGCGGAATATCGCAAACTACAAACTGAGTGGCACAATTTAAGAGATACTTTACCTGAAGGAACTCCTGAAATTGCAGCCGCATACCAAGCATATAGTGATGCTTGGGAAGAAGGTGAACGAATTAAACTACGAGCATTAAAACTCTTAAACACTGTAACTTAAAATAATAAATATATCATGCCTAACTATATTGGATTTAACACACAAGATATAAACACATGCAAGCCTTCTAGCACATACAATGCTGGGGTTGACGGTGGCACTGGATCATTGGTACAACCAATCACATCAGGGAATAGCTTTAGACTAGTTGATAGTTCATTGGTGATTAGAGATTTTCTAAACGCATTAAACATACGACAGGGTGAGAAAGTTGGACAACCTGAATACGGTACTGCATTGTGGAGTTTTGTTTTTGAGCCAAATACAGCAGATGTTCAATTTCAGTTAGAAAATGAAATACGTAGAGTAGCTAGCCTAGACCCTAGATTAATTTTAAACCTTGTTAGAGCATATCCACAAGAAAATGGTATTTTAGTTGAGGTTGAATTAGCTATAGCCCCCTTCAATCAAGCACAGATGCTAAATGTGTTTTTTAATAACGCAACTAATACCGCAGTTTTAAGGTAATTGTTAAAATCAGCGGTTTTTAGGTATGATAAATACTTAAAAGAGAATTCACATGGCTACAAGTTCAAGACAATCAGGGTTATTTGGGGTAAACGATTGGAAGGCTATCTACCAAACCTTCCAGCAGGCTGATTTTAGAAGCTACGATTACGAAACACTTCGTAAGACGATGATTGATTATCTACGTCTATACTATCCTGAAACTTATAACGACTACATCGAATCCAGTGAATTTATAGCATTAATGGACGTTATGGCGTTCATGGGACAGGGTATTGCTTTCCGTGATGACTTAAATACCCGTGAAAACTTTATTGATACTGCCGAACGTAGAGACAGTGTTATCAAATTAGCTAACTTAGTAAGTTATACTCCTAAGCGTAACTTAGCAGGACAGGGGTATTTAAAAGTTGTTAATATCCAAACTACTCAAAATCTCACTGACTTAAACGGCTTTAATTTAAGTAATGTTCCTGTACTTTGGAATGACCCGGCAAATCCGAATTGGTTACAACAATTTAACACAATTATTAATGCTTCTTTAGTAAACGCACAGCAAGTTGGTAGACCAGCTAACTTACAAGATATTCTTGGTGTAACTACTAGTGAATATAACATTCAAATTCCTGCAGGAAGTTTACCAGTCGTACCCTTTACAAGCACAGTTAATGGTATAACTATGGGATTTGAATTATGTAGTGTAACAAGTGTTGGCACTGATTACATTTATGAAATTCCACCTGCCCCAACAAATCAATTTAATATGCTGTATCGTAACGATAAATTGGGATATGGTAGTCCAAACACAGGATTCTTCTTTTACTTTAAACAAGGATCATTGCAAAGTTATAACTTTACATTACAGCAACAAATTTCTAACCAAGTAGTCAACGTTGATATTCAAGGTATCAACAACACTGATACTTGGCTATATCAGCTTAACACTAACAATGGCACATATGGATATTGGCAACAAGTTGATAACATTTATGCGGATGCATATTTGCAAACAGAATCAAGTAAAAGAAATATTTTTTCTGTAAACTCAAGGTTCAATGACCAAGTAAGTTATATTTTTGGTGACGGAGTGTTTAGTCAAATTCCAGTTGGAACATTCCGTGCATACGTTCGTGCAGGAAATGCATTAACATATACCATTCAACCAAACGAAATGCAGGGTCTTAGCGTAACATTTAGCTATGTGAGTAGATTGGGTCGTGTTGAAACATTGACAGTAGGATTGGCACTACAATTACCAGTGTCAAATGCACAAGTACGTGAAAGTCTTGCACAGATTAAATTAAATGCCCCTAGCAGATACTATACACAAAATCGTATGGTTAATGGTGAAGATTATAATAACTTCCCATATACATTGTATAGTTCTATTATTAAATCAAAAGCAATTAACCGTAGTAGCGTTGGTATAAGCAAAAATTTAGATTTACTAGACCCAACAGGAAAATATAGCAGTAGTAATAATTTTGCTAGTGACGGAGGAATTTGGTTAAATGCTAATCCAGGTAATGCATTATTAACCATCAATGACGTTGGTGATATTATCACATTCTTGTCAGGAACATTAGCGGCAGCATTAGCAGGTAACCGAGCAATGCAATATTATGTTCAATATTATAATAGATACATAATTGGTCCTACAACTAGTAACAACGCAGGATACGTACCTGACACTACTAATTCAAGTGCGTATTGGCAAACAAGTACAGTAGATGCAAGTAGTTTAAGTGGTTATTTTTATAACATTACCAACAACGTAGATACCAGTATTCCAATTGGCACATACTCTACAACTAATGCAAAATACATTACAACTGGTGCAATGTTAAAATTTGTTGCACCGGCTGGTTATTATTTTGACAAGAACAACAGACTAGTAAGTGGTATTGCTACTCCATCAGATACTACATATATATGGACTACAGTTTTAAATGTTGTAGGTGACGGATACAATAATGGTCAGGGTAGTTTTAGCAATGGCACCGGCCCTGTCACATTAAATGGTTTTATCCCAACAGGCGCTATCTTGTCGGTTGTATTACCATCATTCACTAACGTATTATCTAATGCTGTTATTCAAGAGTGTATTACTAGACTTGAACTACAACAGAATTTTTCTCTAGTGTTTAATAATGCATTAACGATTGCACAAGACAGATGGAGTGTAGAATTATACACTAATCCAAATTGGTTTGTACTTTTTGAAAGTATTGGGTATAATCGTTATCAAGTTACATATCGTTCATTGGCATATTACTTTGGTAGCGTATCAGAAACCAGATTTACATTTGAAACTGGCGCATTAGTTTATGATCCTTTCACTGGTAAAATTTTACAAGACTTTGTTAAAGTTTTAGAAACCAATACTCAACCAGATAGTAATTATCCATTAAGCACTCCTGTTACAGCTAGTATCATTGGTCAAACAGTTGAGAGCGACGGATACATTGATGACTTTGAAGTAGAAATTGCAAGCATTGATGTTAATAATAATTCAATCGTTGAGAACCCTGACTTCTTTAATCAAGTTACCGGATATGTTCCTAATGGTAGCAACATTGGCATTTATGCATTCTTTGAACAAGTTCAAGATGCAATCAATTTAACACGCTATGATTTAATTCCTAGTACTAGAGTATCTTATCAATATGCTACTCAATCACAAATTGAAGTTGTAAAATATGAATATCCAGTTGGACAGTTATTTTATGCGTATACCGATAATATATTTTATATTACTGTTCAAGACCCTACAGTAATAACACCTTATTATGTTTTAGTAGAACAAAATCAATATAGTGTTGAGATTGGACGTCAGGGATTAAATTTCCAATATCGCCATAATAGCAACAACACCACACGTATTGATCCTGCTACAACTAACATTATTGATTTATATGTAGTAACACAGTCTTATTATACTCAATATCAAAATTATATTCAAGATAGTACTAATACTATCCCTAAACCAACACCACCTACAATTAACGAATTAACAACTCAATATTCACAATTGCAAGATTACAAAATGTTGAGTGATAGCGTTATAGTAAATAATGTAGTCTTTAAGCCTTTGTTTGGGCCTAAAGCAGATTCACTATTACAAGCAACAATTAAAGTTATTCCAAACTCTACAACTAATGCAAGTAACAGTGAAATTATAAGTGCAGTGTTGACACAAATGAATAATTATTTTAATATTAGTAATTGGAATTTTGGAGATACATTCTATTTTAGTGAGTTAAGTGCATACATTCATACCAATATTGGTGATTATGTAAGTTCATGTGTACTAGTACCAAATGATCCTACATTAGCGTTTGGTGATTTGTATGAAATTAAATGTATGCCTTACGAGATATTTGTAAATGCCGCAACAGCACAAGATATTATTGTGATTGCCGCGCTTACACCGGCTGAGTTACAAGTAAAATAAAGAATAAAAATGGCTACAAGAATTAGAACATTAGATTTTCTACCAGAAATATTTAAGACACCAACCAATGCACAATTCTTAAGTGCAACGTTGGATCAGCTTACGTCACAACCTAATACTAAAAAAATTCAA